AAACTCGGCATACTTAAAAAGGTCATCCGGTTTACTTGGAGATAGTAATTCTCTTACTACACCACCAGACTCTCTACGATAAACAGTTTTACCATTATCTGGGCTTTCATAAATGTAATTTTTATTATTTTCCATTATGTTTATATATCTTTTAAAATATTATTGTATCTTCCGAGGAAGTTGGGTTTTTCTTTTTGGCTACCTTTTAAAGTATAAAAAACGCCGTCTGCTATTTTTCCAATACTCATCCAACTATTATCTAATAATTTATAATTAAATTCTTTTGAAAGATGTAATAAAACTTCTTGATCCCAACCATATGTCCAGTCTTCTATAGGTTTAGATAATAGTTCTTCTTTAAATCTTTTTCTAAACTTATTGTTATTTCCAAAAGTAACTAATCCTGCTAACAATCTATCCTTTAGTGGATGTTTTAATACGTGTACATCTTCGCATATTAATACAAATTCTAATATATCGATTTTCTTTCTACATATAGAATCACAATCGATTGTCATGACTAATTCTTTATTAGGAAATATATCGTAACATTTTAAGAACCTAACAGCCTGATAATAAGCAACTTTACATTCTTCGTTTGGAAAACTAATATAATCGTATATGTATTGAACATTTGGTAACTCAGTTATCTTTTCAGGATTTACAATTAGAACAGTAATTTTCATCATAGGAGAATAATGATGAATACTCTTTATGAGATTCACTGCCCATTTGTTATAATACTGTGAGTCACATGCTAGTAGTATATTATGCATATTAAGGATCCGGTTTAACTAACTTTATTAAATCACCTAATCCCCAATGAGTTAGACCGCTTTCTAAATTATCTTTATTTTTTCTCTTGGCTTTGAAATGTTGCATATATTTTCCTATCCAAGATTTATTCAATGGCGTACTTGATTTAGGAGCTAAAGGATACAAATCTAGATACTTCACTCCGGATTGTTGTACTGCTATTCCTAATAGTTCTCCGTCATACCAACGTTCGCCGTAAGGTATGCCATCGGGTCCAATATAGATACTTTCATATTTCTCTTTTATTTTTTCAAAGTCTGGGTGATCTAAGTTCATCCAAATAGTTCCTGATTCAAAATATTTTGCCCCCCACGATGCTAAAGGGTATTCTCCTAATATTTTATCAAATAGATCTCTTGGAACAGTGTCAATGAATATCACATCTGCGTCTATCCAAAACATCTTTCCTGTTTTAATTTTTCTCCAAGCAGCAATTTGAGTAATAGCTTTCTTTGTAAACTTCTGATGTCTAGGATGTTCGCTAAATCTTGTATCTGCCCATATCTTGTAGAGTTCTTGTACGTCTTTCCAATCTTCAACAACTACTCTAGGATCATTAATATCTAATGTCATATCTTCTAAATAAAGATGAAGAATATAGTTGTCGGGGAAACGGTTTAGCCAGGTCTTGATCATTAGTTTACCAATGATGTCGTAATAATTTTGGTTCATTGTAGTTACACAATGTATCATTATATTCTCCAATTCTTTTCAATTATAGGATTATGTACATAGGAATTTGGTTTACGTTTACCGGCAAAAAATATAATTGATGTTTTTCCTTCAATATATTTTTTTATACCCTTAATAAAATCCTCTGGACAATAGTTATCAATAAATCCTATCTTTGCAAATGTTGCTACAAATGCTTGATCACCGTGAGTATGTTCATCTTTAACATGTATATGCCATCCTTTAGGCGTAGATGTTATAAATTTTTCCCAAAGATGTGTTGGATTCTTTTTCCAAAATAATATACTACTGTTGAAAAAATGTTTAGGAGTTATTGCTCTTTTGCTGACAAACGGACTTTTTGCACCCCATATCTCTGTTTTATTATCAGTATTATTAAGTAAATTGTTTACCATAATATCTAAAGAATTAATTATTACCATATCTAAATCAAAATACAAACAAGGTCCTGATAGTTGAGGAATCGACCTATACATTTGAACTTTAAGCCAATATGCTTGAGGGCTTTGTCCTCTTTCATCAAAAGGTATAGTTTCGCAATGATCTAGTTTTTCGTTAGTTAAACAAACATGTTTATGAGGAATTGTTAAGTTTCTGGAGATTGAGTTTTGAATTTTTAATAACCAATCCTTTGTATAAAATTCGTTTGGTTGCCAAACGGTTAATACTGTTAATTCATTTGCAGACATAAATCTTATCTTTTTTAAAACTTGCTACTCTTTCATATCCAAATTGACTAAGAAAATTTAATATTTCTCTATTACTTTTTGAATATTCTACTTCTAAAATTAGAACCGGTTTATGCTTTACAAGTGTAGTAACACTACCCATTAATACTTGCATCTCAAAATTTTGTGTGTCAACTTTTATTAAATCTGGAGATAACATTAAAGAATCTAAAGTAATTATTTCAATTTCTTCGGTAATTAAGTCTCCTGTATGATCTTTAAAATCAACAATACTAAACGCACCACAATTAGTACTATCAGAAGGTACTGATAAAATATCTTTACTAGATGTTGCTCCAATACCTTTTTTAAAGATTTCTATATTAGGAAATGGTTTAGTATTTTTTGTAAGACATTCAAAGTTTAAACTAGATGGTTCAAATGATTTTACTTCTTCAAATTTTTTTGAAAATCTAACAGAATGTAAACCTACATTAGCGCCGACATCAACTGCTAAATGAAAATTCTTTACATATAATAATGCTTCATTGATACAAGGTTGTTGATAGCTAGTATTAGGAAAGTCTTGTACACTTCGCGACAATAAAGTATCTGAGTCTGGGAATGCCCAACCTAATACATCTTTCATTTCTTATCCTTGGCAAACCCGTGTGTTTCTCTAACAATATCGTCTGGGTGTTCGTCAATAAGCAGCATCGGCCAATATAATTCAAAAGCAATAGTATCTTCAAGAGCCTCAAATTGATGATATTCACCGGGCTTTGCTACGTGCCAGTCTCCTGCTTCAAGCATAGTTTCGTCGATTAGATCGTAGTCATTCTTCCAAGTACGAATTAAGAGTTTTCCACTCTCAACAAAGAATCCGTTCCATTTATGTTTATGAAGATGCTTACTACAAACTCCACCTTTCTTTGTATCGATACGGTGAAATTCAAGTATACCGTTTGCGTGAATAAGTTCTGTTATGCCCCAAACTTTTCCAGATTTCATAAAGTATTCCTCTCAACTTACCTTTATTTCAGCAAGTATACATTTTTTAAATTCTTTAATTATAGAAACAATATTTATATTTTCTTCTAAGTCGGCTTGAGATGTTCTTAATGTCATAATAATTTTTGTATTTGAGTCTGAATGTTTTAATATTAAATTTCTATATGTTGATACAGGATAGTGAAACCCGCAAGACAAGTATGATGTAATTAAATTAAATTTTAAATTATTAGGAATTATAATGTTATCAGCATCGACTAAGTGATAATTTTGAGTGTTCATTTTATCTAATTCGGTCTTTAGGTTTTCTAATGGTTGATAAAACTTAAAAGTATCTGCTGTTTTGTGATATTTGCGAAAAGATCTATCATCAGAAATATCATCGTTATTATCTTGATTACCATCGAGTAACCATAGTTCTGTACCAAAATTCTCATTGAACATTCTAGATTCCCATGCTAATCCACATCCTATGTCTAATAATACTGTTGGAGGTGTCTTTAAATAGTTTGATACTAATTCAAAAGTTTCTTTTTTTAAAGACTGGTACTCTTTAGTTTCCCAGATTTGGATCATATTTAAAGCCATAATAATACCTTATTCTGCGGATTTTTTTCTTCCACTATACTTATCATATTCTGTGCTACTATTACGGAATTTATCTTGTCCTGCATCATGCGCCAATATGCCTCGTACAAGTGGATTAGAAAAAACCCCTTTGCCATTTTGAGCTAAGTTAAGTACATCTAAACGAAATTTTTGATAGAGATGAGCTATCCAATATCCATCCCATGATTTTGGTAGAGAATGAATATCTAAATTATCATAACCCCGTTGAAGCTGATCTTTAAACATAAGCATTTGATTATGTTTCATATTAAAAGAAATAAGTCCTGTTTCAAAATGAAGTCCCGCTGAGAGACTCTCAAAGTGTACAGCAAACAAATGATCTTTTGCTAAATTTTTTGCCAAGTCTGAAGGAACAGAATTAAAACTATAAGTATCTCCATCTAGGAATATGAGATAATCTGTACTTTGATTATTTAAGGCATGGGCCATAGCATAAACTTTATGAGACCATCTAATAGCTTTATCGATACGTGTTTTTGATTTTTTATTATTAGGATCTATAAGTTTTAAACTTTTGTCTTTAAAAATTTGAAGGCCGGGACAAGCATCATTGATATCTATTTCAAATAGCCTAGGATCTTTTTCGTCTAGTTTAAATCCTTCAGTGTATACTGTTAAGGAGATATCCTTTGGCCAAAACTTTAACCAAGTACTGACCATTTTCTTACCGTATAGTTCGTATCCGTCTATGCTGAATGTAGTAATTACTCTCGAAGTCATAATAGTTTGGCGTATTGTATAATCTCGCTCTGTCTACTTATCTCTTTCACAAAATAAGCACATGGTGGATCTTCACCAGTTGTCAATGGTACTGCTAATATTTGTCCATTACGCATTTTTGGAAAATACCATTTAAGATCCATATAGATATTTGTAATCTCTACATCATCAAAACTAAATTTAAAACCACTTAATGGATTAAAGATAAAACAATCAAAACCTCTATCTGTTAAAGAAGTAAGCGGAATGACTTCTAAATCATTTCCGCTTTCTCTACATCCTACAACAATACTCCAATCTAATGGCATTTCTATTTCGTATTTGCCTACCTTTAATACTACAGCAGGCGCATTAAAACTTTCTAAAAATATCAATGGTTGAAAAAAGAAATCAGGTTCGTTAGGATTAGAATTATCTAACACCGCGAACCTCATACTGTCGTCTACTTCGTCTGGTAAATTGTTTAAATCAAATGCATGATTATCTAATGTTAATATTTTCATTCTATGTCTACCTTAGTTAATGTAAAGGGATATTTGGCCTCCTTATAATATCTTTTACGTTCCGTTAGGTGACGTTTGGCATACTTACAAGTTGATGTTATGTCCCATATTTGTACAAAGTCCTTATCTTCGGCTTTGCGAATTCCTCTACCGATACTTTGAATTACTCTTACAAATGATTTACCTGGTTCTAATAATACTAGGTTAAAGATTCTAGGAATGTTAATGCCCACGGCGGCAACCCCATATGTTGCAACAATAATCTTATCCGTGCTTGTTTTAACCTCATCATATTCTTCTTTGCGATCCTTATTCTTAACTTCGCCGCTGACGAAGACTGCTTCCGGTAGCTCATCGATTAAAATCTTTCCACTCTCAATTCTATTAACAAGTACTAAAGTATTTCCTGTTTTAGAAATGTCTTTAATTGTTTTTCCAAGCCACTTCATTCGATCTTCATCAGTGACTAGATATTTGTATTCATCAGCATAAGCACGAAATTCTTTTACATCTGTTGTCTGTAATACATTAACATGACAATTACTAAGTACGCCTTGTGCTTGTAATTCGTGGGCTTGAATTCTATTAATCACATCACCAAGACTACATCTGATTGCTTCAAACTCAAACTTTTCTTTTGGAACAGTTCCAGTCAATCCCCAACGTATTGGAGCGTTAGCAAGATTAACCGTTAATAATTTTTTAAGTACTTCTGCTTTTGCTTGATGTACTTCGTCGACAATAACAGTACAAACTCCATCTAAAAATTCAGCAAGAGTAAGTGTATCGTCGTAATGACCTTTCTTATCTAATATGTTTAGACTCTGCCAAGTACAAATTGTATGTGTCTTGTTTAATTCTTTACGATCTCCGTAATAAACGCCGACATCTAATTGACAGTTACGGAAGTCTTCTTCTGTTTGTTCTACAAGTCCTTTGTTCGGAACGATAGTAAGTGTGCGTCCGTATTTCTCACATATCTTACAAAGTGTAGCGGTAATGATTGTTTTACCTGCGCCAGTAGCAAGTTCTTGTAATGCTGTTGACTGTTTAAGAAAGTTGTTAACAGCATCTACCTGATAATCTCTTAATACAATTGGTTCGCCTTCTTTCACATGTCCTTTAGGCCAAGTTAGCTCTCCCCAATAGTTTGCATCGATATCTTCAAATTCGATAGCAGAATGGGTTCGGTGGTCCTCTACCTCAATATCGTAATCCATCGCCTCTAAGAGTGGGATGATCTCGTCTAGTTGATTGATATAGCCAGTACCACCGACCCCAAAGAACGCCACGGTACCGTCCCAGCGTCCTAACCTATAAGAAGGTTGATAGCGGGCCCATGGAACTTCAAACTTAAATTTATTAGCAAGTTTACGACGTGCTTCAAGACTAAGTCCTTCAATTTTTATGTTCACTTCATCTTTGATAATAAGTTTACAACTTGGCAATTTTTTTATCCATTGATCCACTTGCTTGTTCAGTATAATACAATATTATTGGATGTGAATCAACCAATTTCTGGCTGCTATAATGAACATAGAATATGTTACTGCTTATAATCAAACTAGGTATAAAATTTATTTTATATAGAATTTTAGGAATTTTATGTTTAACAAATACAATCTTAGTATTGTTGTCAACGTGATTATTTAATTTATTATCTTTAATTGTTTGGTTAAAGTTAACATTCTTATCGCTACGAAATAAAACAGATATTTCAGAATTATCAATACCAGTATCATTAAACGCAGAAATCCAATTGTTAAAATCAGATGATAGCTTTTCATTATCATCTATAAACATAAGAATTGGAAAAGCATCTAATTCTTTTAATGTAGCAGCAATATCGATTTTGTTATATTTTGATACTGCGACGCGAGTCTTATCAACTAAAATTAACTTATTAGAAAGCTCTAATAAATTTAGATTTGATATATATTCTTGAATTTCTGTAGTGAAATATAGTCCCATTGACTTAGCTAATAATAAGTTTGATTTAATATTTTCTTTTTTATTAGAAAGAAAATATTCTTCAATATTACGATTACAATTTACTAATTCTATAGCGTTTTCTTTTATAGATATACTAGGAATATAGTTTTCAGGATGAGATATTATATCTATAATCTCATTGTACCAATCTAATAATTTTGGTTCAATATCAAAATTATGTTCTTTAAAATTGTTAACAATTACATTTAAATTTGATTCATTTAATTTAAATGTGTGACAACGTTCATTAATATTATATATTTTACGACCAGGGATCTTATCCAAAATTTTATTAATTGAATTGTCAAAAGGAAATTTTATTGCTATAGTTTCTTTATTCAGAAGAAATATTCTACGAGAAGTATCAATTACCCGGAAAGGATATTTGTAGATTGGAAATTCAAGTAAACGATCTAAAGTTTCTATTCTTCCATAAAGTGATTTATTTTCTGTAATAATCTTCACAGACAATTCAGCTTGACGTTGTGTTAAAGATAAAGGCTTTTTAAGTTGTGAAGCCATACTGAACAATATACTTCTATCACGTGGCGGCAATCCTTTACGATCAAAGCCATTCATCGGGTCGTAGATGTATAAGATAAGATCTTCAATTGTTTGTGGAAGCATAGTATAACTATACTATTATTTTCGATGAAAGTCTATCTAAAGGTTCACCTGATGCTATTTCTTCTAATGTCCACTCAGTATAAGCAAGATCATTTGCCCACTGTTCTCGGTCTGGCATAAACGGATCTTCAATTCTACTTAGATCAAAACTAGCAACAGGAGCAGCATAACTATCAATCCCTACAAAAGCCGGAACACCATTTAGAACAGCAACAGGTCCAACATTACTATTATGATTCACAACTGCCCAGGCGTTTTGTAGTGCTTCATCAAAATCAAAAGAATCATAAGTTTCTCTTAAATGTTTTGGGTATTCAACAATAACATTTACGTGATAACTGGTATACATCATTGGAGATCTTGGATGCGGACGAACTACAATGTTTCTGTCAGTTTTCTTTCTAATTTCAGCAATCACCTCATCGAACCATCTGCTTATTGATGGCATACCTTTCCATTGTTGACTGTTAGGATGTTGGCCACAAATATAAATTGTATTTGCTTGTTTCCAAGGTTTAAGAGATAGATTAAGTTTTTTTCTTCTTTCAGGTCCGTTATTCTCAGATCCAAAATATCCAGCACCGTTAATTCCGTTTAATGCCACTTTCCAAAGGTTACCTCTGTCAAGTGCTCCTACTTCGAGTACAATTACAGGTTTATTCTTTCTATGAAAGTGTTCCCAAATCTTTTGGTTAGATGCCATTCTTCCTTGCCATAATACTGACCATATAACAGCAACGTCGGCATTGGTATCGTGATAAGATACTTCCCAACCTTTTCTTCGAATAGCATTCTCAAAGGCAGCAAAAACAGGTTTACTATTCATTGCTCCGAATTTATTAAAGACACCAAATCTCATGATTAAATATATATCTTTAAAAGGAACCACAATTGAAATATGCTGTAATAACTACTTTTCACAAACCTGGATATGATTTATATGGCAAAAGAATGATACAAACATTCATTCAAAATTGGCCTAAAGACGTAACCCTTTATGTATATCATCAGGATGTTATTCCTACAGAGTCTGCTCCTAATGTTATAATGAGAGATTTAAATCAAGTTCCTGAATTGACAGCATTTAAAAATAAATGGAAAGATGATCCTAAGGCTAGAGGTTGGACAAACGATAGCACTAAGCGTCACGATGATAAAAAGAAGAGAGAAGGATTTAAATGGGATGCGATTAGATTTGCTCATAAGGTATATTCGATTTTTCATTGTGTTCGAAATTGCGATGCTGATACGTTGTTCTGGATGGATGCAGATATGGTTTGTCATAGTCCTGTTAGCATTGAGTTCATATCTAGGATGGCTCCTGTATCTATCGATATTGGGTACTTAGGTCGTAAAGATAAGTTTAGTGAGTGCGGATTATATAGTTTAAATCTTCGTAGTAATAAGACACAAGAATTTTTAAAGGAGTTTCAACGTGTATATGACGAAGCTGAAAATGGTATCTTTACTATGCGTGAGTGGCATGATAGTTTTGTATTTGATGAAGTCCGCTCTCGTTTCCCTAACCTCAAAAGCAATAATTGGAGTGATGGGATTATTACTGGTGAAGGGCATCCTTTAGTTAATTGTGAATGGGGAGCTTATTTAGATCATCTTAAAGGTGAAGAAAGAAAGCGTTTAGGAAAAAGTAAGAGTCCTGATTTAAGAATAAGAAGAACTGAAGCTTACTGGAAACATTAAGATTTTTTAGCCCAGTTTCTCATATGACTCCATGCTTCTCCTGATTTAAGATCTTCAAAGTTCCAATGACATTGTGCTAATTTTTGCACCCAGAATAATCTTTCTGGCATTATAGGATTTTCAATATCAGTAAGATTTAAATTTGCAACTTCTGTAGATTGGCTGTATTCAGGATCTAATACAAAGCAAGGAATACCTTCAATAATACTTGCTACACTTGGGCTACTATTATAAACTACAGTTGCCCATGCATCTCTTAGATCTTCTATTAAAGATTTATTTGTACTTAATCTAACATTTTTTCCGATAAGTTGTTTTGAATATATTGCTGATTTTTTATCTCCAGGGTGAGTACGAACAACAATAGGACGATCAGTATATTTTCTTATCTCATTGACTGTATCTTTAAAAAAATTAACAATATCTAACCCCTTCATACTCCAACCACCGTTTCTTTGTAAGCATATTAGAATATAGGTTCCTTGTGTTCTCCATGGTTTAAGATCAATTCTTAAATCTTTCTTAATCTTTTCCCATCTAGCAGGATTAGGACTATTATAGCAGTACTCTCCTGTATTAGGAAATATTCCATCATAACTTAATCGAAGATACGATTTACTATTTGCGGGATCTGCGTATAGAAATAAATTACTATCAATTATTATAGTTCTACTATTATTTCTTTTTTGGAAATCTAATATCTGTCTTCGAAAGGTTAAGTGTGGCGCTTGTTTACCTTCTTCATGAACATATCCTTGTATAATTGCTACATCAGATTTGATTAAATTCAAATCATCACTAACAACTCCGTTATCTCCTACAGAATTAACACCAGAGATAAAGTTTGTTAGAGAAAGAGGTTTCTCTGGATTTCTATTACTAGCAGGTATTCCTTTAAGATATGATATTACATTTAACATTATGTTGGATTCATCAAATTAATAACATCTTCATAAAATTCTTTATTAGCATTTCTACATTCTTTTAACGCATTAGGGTATGATTCTGCTTCTTCTATTTTATCTATCCAGTCCTTATCCGTAGCCATAGTCGGAGGATGTTTGAACATATTAAACTTAGTTCCCCAGGGAACACAAACCACCTTTCTTCCAAGTAAGGTTGCCCAATAGACTCCATGGTAACTATTTGTTACAACAGTTTCACCGGAACCTAAAAATTCAATTATTTGATCCATGTTTTGTCCGGTATTAAGCATTCTAGGAGCGGGAAGTAAATCTAAACTTCTACCATCGATTAATTTCTTTTTATGTTCAAACCAAACGAATTCATTTTTAATTTCATATTCTTTATCAAAAGCAGGATGCATACAACTCGCACAAGGTACCCATCTATAATCTTCTACCCAGTCTCTCACGCCAACTAGATGAAATCTATTTAGATATGAAGGATAATTTATAAAGTACGAATCTTCTACCTTATCACGAGAATTATGTCCTGCTCCCCACAGTATTCTAGGGCCAATTGTTTTATCTAATTGACTTATAGTATTGAGAGTATATCGTTGAACAAATTCTTTCCATTTTTGTATTAATTCTTTATTCTCTACAGATATATTCTTTAATTTAGTTTCTATTACATCTACAAGTAGTTGCTCGTCTGGGTGATTAGTAATACGATCCATAAGTTTTTCAAAATTTTCATTACCTATTAGACCACCACCGCCGACTATTAAAGTGTCAAGTTGATTCCATGTTGTTTTTCTAACATTATCAATATCAACTTTTGTAGTTTTAACATCAGGAAAAAAGTAACGGCAAGGATTAGAATATAAGTCTCCTGGATTGTTTTGATCTATTCTATGGAATTCAATTATATTCATTTAACAATCTCCATGCATTTCCGTTTGCTAATTCTTCATTATTAAATTGACCATAAGACAAGTAACAACACCATTTACGAATAAAATCTGGATCAGGATAGAAGGGTGTTTCTATCTTCGATAAATCAGTTAGACAAACATGACTAGCAGCATTTGGAGCGAGTGCAAAAGATGGAATACCATATGCTACTGCTTCAGTTGCTGCTATGGAATTATAAGTTACGAGAGCGAATATGTTATCAGAATCTAATTGATCATAGATAGTATTTCGTAATGCTCGTTCTTTTCTTAATTTTGCTTTTGTTCTAACTATTATCGGACGATCTGTATATTTTTTTAAAGTGTTAATAGTCTCTTTTAACCATTCGTCAATATTAATACCATAAAACTTACAAGGCTTTTCTGATGGTGTTACAACTAATATTGCATTACCGTTCTTTTTCCATCCCGGCCATTTTAACTTGGGAAATTCTAATTGTAATTTTTCCCAACGATCACCAGGACGATCTTCGATATTACCTAAATGCTGAACATTGTTCTTAACAATACGATGCCATCGTTTTACTGCTTTGGGATTACTTTTTGTAGAATAATTAGCAAAGTATCCAGTATCCATAAAGTAAAATGTTCTTTTAGTTTCCCAACATTTTTTAATTAATTCTCTTTTAGTAATTCCTCGAAAAGAAATCGGAGTATCGAAATCTTGATCAAAATTAAACTCTCCAGTTACTACAGTTCCTCCAGATCCTTTTGCAAAGCCTGCTAAGAATCCTTCGTCATCACCGAGGGCATAAAAATTAGTCATTAAGCATATCCATTAATTCTTTAACCCATTCTTTTTTATATTCACAATTACGATATTCTTTAAACCAAGGTCCGCCTAACGTATGATGTAGTCCTTTTGGCTTTCCATCTCTTGGTTCTTCATAAACACCAGTACCAGCAAGCCAATTCCATTCGTGACTAAACTCACCAATTTCGTGATCTTCTAACCATCCAAAGCGATGTAAGAACTTTCCTGTTTCTGTATTAACAAGATCCGTAGTTAGTTTAGCATTACTCGGATGTCCGCAGTTAATAAGCATAACTGAGCTCCAATTCTTTCTTGGATAAACAGTTTGAACCTTACCATCCATCTTTACTGATTCTTTAACTTCATAATCATGTTTGGCGCACATGATGGCATATTGATCATCTGCTAAATCAAAAAGGTTCTGTACATCTTCTAAGAAGATGATATCACAATCAGTAAACATAGCCCAGCCCTTATAATTCATAATAGCCGGAATTAGAAATCTTGTAAAGGTAAATTCTGTACTCGAGAGCGGGTCAGCTGGTCTTGTATAAAGGCCAACAGTTCTTAGATCTGCTTGTACTAATGGACATACGTCGGCATCGGGGGATCTGGTTAGTATGCTGTGTTCACTAACTTGATAGGCAATATCCTCTCTAGGATCCCATCCTATAAACACTTTATTCTTCATTATTTTTCTCTTAAAATATACGTATATTTATTTCTCATTAGGTTTGTATAATGAATTATGTAGGCAGTATCTATATTCTCAGGATTGCTACAATTCCACATTAAAGGAAGTTCTTTAGTTGAAATATTATTTTCATCTAAAGACCATATGACAACACCATTTTCTCCCTTCATAACATATTTTCTAGGACATTCTTTTTCTTTTTTGGAAATAATATCAGTGATAAATTCTTTACCTCTTGAATTAGTTCTAATAGGTAAAAATCCTGAGTTAGGTCTTCCACTAATTCCTAATACGTAGTATATAGAAGATTCATTTATAATCGTCTCTAAAGGAGGACATTTATTAGTAATTTCACAATCGGCATCAATTATTACTACAATATCATAGGTGTTATAAAATTGTTTTACTCCCTCGATTTTTTTCCAATAATAATTTTCAGAGATTTTATCATCTAAAAGATAACTGTAATTATTTTTTTGACAATACGTCTTTTGACTATCTATACATAACTGATATTTTGTAATATAATCAGGTGATGCTACGCAATAGAATATAATATTCATTTTATTGTTTTCTTAAATTCTTCTCTAATTTTAATTTGATATTCGGGATTAGGGTGATTATAGAGATGCTGATAATATATTTCAATTATTTTATTAGCAGTTGTACCTTCAAATAAGAAAGGAGCAATGCCATGAATAATACTTGCAATGCCGATAGAAATTAACAAAAATCCAGAATAGATTGCCCATTTAAGATGATCAACATAGGTAACCTCGCTTAATTTTAAATGTCTTTTAGATCTTTCTAATAAATTCATAAAGAAGCATCCTCCATACCTGCTACACATAAATAATACTATGAAGCACTATATTTACAAAACATCTTCGCCAAGCAGTAAATTTTATATCGGAAGACACTCGACTAAAAAAGAAAATGATACTTATTTAGGTTCAGGAAAATGGATTAAACAAGTTAAAGATAAATCTATTTTAACTGTAGAAATACTCGAGTATGCTAATTCATTTGAAGAATTATTATTGCTAGAAGAACAATATATTTTACAGCATATTAATGATCCTAATAATATGAATTATAATAATAAATCAACAGGATGGGCATCTGGTGAGTTAAGTTGGGCGCACACTGAAGAAGCAAAATCATTAAGAAGAAAACTTAGATTAGGTAAATCTTTCGACGAGTTATATGGTAAAGAACAATCTGTAATTATTAAAGAAAAAATAAGAAGTAAGGCAAGAGGTAGAAAGAGAGACAAAGCATGGAACACTGGATTAACTAAAGAAACCTCACAATCGATTAAGTCTATGTCAGATTCAAAAATAGGAAAAATTCCTTGGAATAAAGGAATAAACACTGGTATTTCTACATTTAGTGGAAAAGAACATACAGAAAGTTCTATCAAAAAAATGAGAGAAAAACAAAGACTGAATAGAATTCAAAACCGTATAACCTGTGAGAATTGTGGTAAAACTTTAGATAAAGCTAATTATGTAAGATATCACGGAGATAGATGTAAATCAAAGTGAAGCGTCATCGAGTCCGGCTATTCTAAGTTTAATGACATTAGTCAGTTGCCACTGTTTAATATCAAGACTTTTAATAACGCCTAACCACTTATTACGTAGTAAGGCAAATTCATTTATAATCTTTTCATATTCACATACATCTTCTTCACCGTCGACATATTTTTCTACATCACGGCTACTAAGTGCTCGTTGATAATTTTCTAGATATTTTCTAAAAAAAGAACTTCTTATTTTTCTTAATTCTATATTAAGGTATTCCAAGATAGCTTCTATTTCTTGTAACTGTGCGTATCTTAGTTCTACTATTCCTGGCATGTTAGCAGAAGCTTTTTCAATATTCCCCGATATCTTTACTTCTTTTCGAGCTTCTAATAACTCTGCTTCAAAGTATGCCATAGCATGGGGAAGATTGCTTAAATCGTTGCTGCACTTGGAATACCAACTCATATATCACTCATCGTCGTAATCGTTATAGTTGTCTTCTTCTTCATAAGGATTAATATCTAACAAATCTTTTATAGCATGATCTAAGTCATCATTGTGACCTAAAACATGTTCAAGATCACGATCAGTTGCTCCATGATCTCCCAAAAGAGCAACATACTTTTCTGCTATCACTGCTTGATGTTTCTTGTCAGTATAGTCCTTGAATAAGTCCCACATCTCTACAATTAAACTTTCATTCATTTACCGTTTCCTCAGTTTGTTCTATGACAACCATTTCTTCTTCGACCGATTCTTCGACGGCCTTAGGCTGTATTAGTATATAGTCGTTCATAACCATATTTAAAAGCTCACTTTTCCACTGTTTACGATACTCAAGATGTTCTTTACCTTTTGAGTCTATATACTTTAGTCGGTTGCCTTGCTGAGTAATTATACCTTTCTTCTCGAAGAGGTCTAGTATTCCTGAGTAAGGATCCATACCTGTATCATAAGGAATCTTAATCTGAACACCTTCAAAAGGTTTAGCATAACGTGTTTTCATAATCTTACATGCGGCACGAATACCATTTACTTCACTAACCTTATTACCTTCTTCATCTTCTTTTAACTTTAATTTACGCATTGCGACAACAATCGAACTTGCGTAGATAAATCCTTGTCCGCCACTAATCTTATCGTCTGGATCAAACATATCCTGTGAAGCATAAGTGTGATTAGTTGCTACAAGTCCAACATTGTAATTACCAAACATGTTAACACAATTACGAACAAGAGCAGTAAGAGCCTTTGGCTTTCTACCCATGTCACCTTTTAAGTCACCTGCTTCGAACTGATTGATATCTGTAGGTGTTAGTAACATACCAAGTGAGTCGACAACAAAAAGAACCTTAGGACGATCTTCTGTTGCCATTTCCTTATACTCTTTCATAAACTCATGAATAGTTTTAGCAACATCGTCGATCATTGCCATGTTGAGTTTGAGAAGTTTATCTTCACTGGTATCAACACCTAAAGCATGTAACCATGCCTCATCAAGAGCGTTTTCACTGTCAATTAGAACAACAAAGATACCTTGCTCTTGTGCGTTCTTAATAATGTTACCTGAACAAATATAACTCTTACCAGCACCAGATTCACCTGCGAATACAGTAACCTTGCCAAGTGGAATGCCTTTATAAAAGTCACCGCTAATCAAATAATTAAGAGCATAGTTTCCTGTTGAAACCCAATCAGTGGGGTCGTTAAATCCAACGCCTAACCCGTCAATGCTTTTTGTTAATGTCTTACGAAACTTTGTAATATCGAATGTTTTTGCCATGAGGAATCTCCTAAAGAAAATGGGGGAGATTAACTCCCCCTAAGTATCAGTTCTTGTTCTGACGTGCGCGAATCATAGAAAGGATATCTTGTGCCTTACTATCTCCGCTTGTGGACTTCTCTGCTTCTGGAGCCTTAGCAGCTTTTGGTGCTGCCTTCGGCTCTACCTCAAAAGGGGCGTCCTCTTCCTCCGCCGGCGCTGCTGGAGCAGCCTTACGAGTGTTCGGATCGCCTGTCGCGGCACTCATACCACTTGGGCGATAGTACTGGCTCCACTTCTCAGCATCATATGCCTCGCCATCAACAGATGCTTCAAACATCTCCTTGATAACCTTAAGCTCAACATCAGTTGGCTTCTTTGGCAAATAATCATTTAACTTAAACAAGCCATGTGCCTTAACAGCATTTGACTCTTCGTCAGTTAAAGCACGTTCACGACGTGACCACTTAGAAGCACCGTAGTCAGCATATCCACCTTTGGATCCTTTGCTAATACGGAAGTCAACACCATGTACATAATCTGTTGGAAGATCTTCCATCTCCGGATCAAGTAGTGCTGAACGAACAATTTGGAATATCTGAGGACCAATAATAAATCTACGAATTGGATTCTCAGGTGTAGTTTCTTCTTTAAGAGGATCTTCAGTAACTAACCCTTGGAAGAGATAAGAACGTTTCTTCCAATACTTACGACCCATGTCTTCAAGGCTCTTGTCCTTGAACCAGCCACGCACCTCACTTAGAATCGGGCAAGTCTCACCCCACATTTCAACGCAAGGAACTTGAACCTGAACAGGCTTTGCGTCCCCACTTTTTACACCTTGGAATGGAAGTTTAATCATCGCACGTTCAACCCAGAAAAATGTATTATCGGGATTGCCATCTGGGAGGAATCTAACTACTGCTTCCTCGCCTTCCTTAAGGTTCCAGAACGGATAAATTCCGTTATCTCCGCCACCTTGTGAATTGCCTGATGATTTGTTTTCTTGCTCGCGAAGTTTTGCGCGAATTTCTGCTAATGATGCCATTGCCTTTTCTCCTATGTTGTGCCTGGCTTGTGCCTAAAATAAAACTGCACTATATTACTATAATGCAGTTCTATTTATCATGTCAATATCTATTTTGGTATTTTTTAACTTACGCCTGCTAACTTACGCATACGCATGATATTTTCATCAAAGCTCTGTTTTAAGTTCTCAATAACAGACTGGGCAACTGGAACTGCTCTTTCGCCGAATTTCTTTTCGACGCTTGAAAGGACACCAGTTTCACCTCTTGGAAAATTCCCAGTGTGGCGATCATAGAGGCTCTTAACAAAGTCTTCAACTTCGTTTATTGGTTTATCTACTTCTTCTGCCTCTTTTTCATGCGGATCAGACATATCGTCTGCTTCTTCTGGTGCCTTATTAACCTTAGGCATATCTACGCCTTTAACATCTAATTCACTCATTACATCAGGAGCATGTTGCTGTACCCAAGCCACAATCATTTGACGTGCGTCGCCAGCAGCATCTTCCTGACTCATTTCTTTAAACTGATTAAACAAGTTGCCGTCATCTATGATGCCGCGCAAGCTCTCAATAGCATTTACACCGTTTGTCCCAACCGGGAATTCGTCACTCATTAGTTGATTTAATTCTCCAAGTGCCCTCGATTTGACATCCAAGTCTGTGCTTAATATATCACTCTTTTCATGTATAGTTGCGTCTAATAAATTAGCATATTCATCAACAGGATCAACTCCTGTCGAATGTGAAGGAGCACTAATAGGTGTATCACCTAACATACTTTCGAGTTCTTCGAATGAAGTGCTTTCCGCTGAGAACATAGGAACATACTTTGCCTTCTTTAACATAGCACTAATCATGCTATTAACTTCTTGACGCTCTTGCTTTGACATTTCACTGTAAGCATCAGCTACACGAGAAAGTATCAATGAAAGTTTATCATCTTTAACATGCTTTGAAAGATGATCAATAAATAGACCAACTTTTGTTATTGGGTTTCCACCTTCTACAGAAGCTGTACCCATTCTTGCCTGAAGTAAGCCTAAACGAGCCTGTGCCTTTTCGAGACCATATTGCATTTTTTTATCTTTTGGATTATCAGCAACGGCCTTCTCGAAATCCTTAATTTCAGCATGGACTTTGTCCATTGCTTTCTGGATCGATCCCTTATCAAAAGGCTCAATTCTAACTTCACCCATTCCTTTGAGTGCCATGTGTAAATCACCAACGTCGTCACCGGCACGACCCATAAATGGAATTTTACCAATTGGTTCAGCCGCAGCATCAGCAGCAGTTGGTTCATCTGTGCTCTTAACATTAGCAGGTGCTGCCTTTGAAGAAGCAGTCTTCTTTGGTGCTTCTTGCATTTTATTCTTACCAGCAAGCATCTTGCCAATTTCAGCAATACCGCCTTCTGTAACAGTTTCTTCACCAATTAGATCACTAATGTATGGGAAGAGATCAACTAGTTCCTCATTGAATTGTTGAATTGTGAATCTATTCTTAAGTGCTTCTAGAGTAGCATCATCTAATTCTGCTCTCTTATATTCTGTAAAGTTTTCTTTAATTGCTTCGTATCCGCTTTGCTTCTGAAGACGCTCAATAACTTTCTTAAGGCTAATTGTTTTATCTTTAGCAGCAGAAGCAATGTTTGTAAGTTCACTATTTTCTAGGAAGGCATTTCTATGCATTAGGTTATTAAACTTACGAAGATTATAGACATTTTCACTGAGCCCTACAATGTATTGTCCAAAACTATCATATGGATTACCGCCATTAGCAAGATGTCTCATCATTGCTCTAGCACCACTTAAGTGATTGAATGGATAACGGAATCTTTCGCCCTGAGCATTTTCTACATAGATACTATCAATGTTTCTAGTTCTGCTATTAGCAGTTTCTTCTTGTACCTTTTGAGAATGTCTAATAATTAATCTAGCATTCTCGAGCTTTTGATAGCTCGACTTTGTCGAACCGTATAGGGCTGATTCGTTCATTTTATCTTCCTCAGTTTTATTAGGGCGTGCCTCTGCGGACATCTGCTCATAATCTCTTTTATCTAAATTCTTTTTAGTAATATCACTCGGGTCAAAATTCATTAGTTTTTTCTTAGCAAATAATCTCATATCTTTTAAGAAATCAAACCACTTAGCTTTAACTACCTCATCTTGATTGTTTAAAATATCGTTACTGTAAAATAATTTTAAAGTATTGTCGTCGACAATTGATATGCTTACAGAAGCAATCTTCTCACCCTGAACGATAAAGTCAAAATCAAAGAATACAGCTTCTTTTGGATCAACAGTAGTTACACCGTCAACATTTCCCATCTTAACTGAAGGAAAGCGGCTCTTTAATTTCAACAAAAGATCGTTACTGGTTAGTTCTGTAGCCATGGTGTATTATTTATCACAAATAGCTACTGATGAATATCGGCATGGGCAGCTCTTCTTCCTCAAGTCTATCGCTTATGCTTTGATAAATTGTTGGATCCCAGTCTGCTAATACACTAGACATTCGACATATTAATAAAGTAGCCGATACAAGATCATCATGCTCACCTACTTTAGCTCTAAATCCAATACCAGATGCTACATACGTCTTAAGCTCCGATATTAGAGGTTTACTGTATATTGTCATTTTACGAGATTCAATTAAAGATTTAAGTTTCACACCAGCGGTCATCTTTGACTTGTGCGTAGTATTAAATCCTTTGCGGAACCTTCTAACATGTCCTTTACGTATTGGTTCGCTTAGGAAAAATCCAGGAATATTTTCTTCGCCTATATCCTTAATACAAGTTAAACAAGCCTCACCGATGGCATTGTTTTCACAAGACCAATATAGCTGAGGATCACCTTGTGCTTTGATATATGTTGTAATATCCTTTAATAATCTAATCTGTTGATTAACTGGAGTAGTATTATGATGCCACTCTCCAATTTGTTCAAAACTAGGTAGTTCAAATATTTGAATAGCGGAGTAATCTCCTCCCGTTCCTGTAGAAGGATCGAGTGCTACAAGATACGTAGCATTAGGTCTAATCTTACCGTACCATCTAACTTGTCCTAATCTCTCCTTAGGATCTATACCTTGTAATTCTGCTAGACAAACTGAACTAATAAGTGTTTCATCAAATACTAAGAACTCACACTCATACTCACGACGGAAACGTTCTTCGCCAATTCGTCCAAGTTCCTCACGCATCCAGTTTTCATCTCTATCTGGATGTTCTGACCAATGCGCTCGATATGGAAAAAATCCATTAACACCTACTTCGCGTTCTTCACCAAATTCATCAAACTTATTATTTGCCTCAGTCCAGATAAGAGCAAATGTATCTTCGTCGCTGTTTGGAGTTGAAGTAATAATTGCTCGACCACCAGTTGCTAGTGTTGGAGATATAGAAGTCCAAAATTCTGTAGCAATGTTAGGAGCAACGAACGCAAACTCATCACAGTATAAGAGTGATATGGACATACCGCGTCCTGTGTTTGATGTAGTAGTTGCTGAAACAATTCTACTACCATTATCGAACTCTATACTGCCTTTGTTATAAGATACAACACCACAGCGTATATGATCAGGGCAAAGTTCGTAAGCATATCGAACACGTTGCATGATTTCTTGTGAACCTGTGTACTTATGAGCAGCAATTAGAATTGTTACGTCAGGAACAAACATTGCGTACCACAACAAATAACCCGCCGCACAGGTTGTCTTCCCGCTCTGGCGTGGAAGCATGTTAACATTAAAACGATGTCCGTGATAACTTTGTACAAGTCTTGTTTGATAATCAAAAGGCTCGAATAAAAGTTTACCTTTAACAGGATGTTGGATATAAAAGAAATGTTCCATAAAGTAGAAAGGACCGTTATCAGGATCCATACATGCTGACAATTCTTCTACTTGTTTTTCCGTGAAGCGTTCTTTTTTATTCGCCTTTTTGACAAGGACGCCGTCGAGACTTTTACTCATGGACTATTTATAGAGCTTATTCGCCTAGTTTGAACTTTTCCCACTCGTCTCGAACAACAGTTTCCATAGCCATAGGATTATCACCCTGCTTATAACTATTTGGATACATTGTCTTTGGCTTGTTTAAGCCGCCAGCGATCTTCTTTGTCATGTAGTTTGTGTCGCTCATCTTTGGATCTGGCTTATTGGCGAAATCTTCATCTTTTTGCTTTAGTGCTTGATCAATTTCTCTTAGGCGATCATGAATATCCTTGTAAGAACTATTCATAGTCAAAGCCTTTGACTTGTCACCTTCGCCGTGTGCTGATCCCATTGCTGGATCAAGTAGTGATTCATCTTCCTCTTCATTATAACGATGATCTGGAATATCATCAATAGTGTCAAATGGATTATCGTCTTCTTCATCATCCTCAGGATCGCCCTCGCCTAATCCTAGGTCATTTTCAGCATCACTAATAAGTGCTTCTAATTCTTCTTCTGATCCACCCATAGTTGCTCCACCTGGTTGTGATGAAGTTGAAGGACCACCTGTTGGCTCTTCACTTGGATCAGGCATCATAACGCTCTGACCGATTGCCTCGGGAGCAGTATGTGGTGCCATGTCACCTGGAGGTGCTGGAGGAACTGCTGGACCATCGCCCTTACCAACAATGTCAATAGCCTTTACCATTGGCATTGGAGGTGGAGCAGATGGTGTTGGCATCATGTCAGGAGTGACTGGACGTGGGCTTGAGAGGTTGGTTACCTTCGCCAATACCTCACCTACGTCGCAGGGGGAATCACCACTAACATTGATGCTTACATTGACACTTTCGTCAATGCGTGCCTTATCGCCAGACTCGTCTACAATTTTTAATAGTTTTTTCATATCACTCATTTTCTAACACCTTTCGGATCTGGCATAACTTTAGTTGCTAATAGGCTCTTAGTATTGTCGGCTTTACCGGCATCTGCCATATCAACATTTAATTTCTCATTCTTATAGTTTGTTAAGTCCTTAAATAGACTTAGAATTCTTTTTTCACCTACTGCTTCTTGTGCTTCTTTTCCATGTGGGTTTTCAAGCTCAGAACCTAACTTTACAATGTAGCCTTCTTCTGCTGGCTCTTGGTATGCTTCAGTAGGTTCACAGCATCCGCGAACAACAAAGCAACTTGTACTTAGATGTGCTCTTTCTTTAATCATATTAGTAATTTCAGGAGCAGTAACAGGATAGTTAGCAACTACCTCAAACATATGAACTTCTTTATTTTCTAAATTTGGAAAATCTAATGGTAATTTTTGAACTGGTGTAGTCCCACTTGAACTTACCGTTGCGTCCCACTTACTAAGAACAGTTTTTAGAGTAGATTCAAATTTTTCAGGTAATTCTCCTGCGACTTTAACTTTAAAAGTCCAATTCTTCTTACTCTCTGCTAGATATTCATGTAGATTCTTCATGGTTATTTCCTATGAATTATTTATCCATTTTTTTAAGTTTCTCAAGAAGACTATTGCGATCAGTAACTACATATCCAGTTACATCAATTGGAGCACCGCTGCCATCTTCTCCTTGAGCATCCTGATCTAATTTTTGTTTTTTAAGTTGTAAGTCTACAATCTTTAGCTTCTTATCGAGCTTGGCAATTTTAGCATCTAAAGCATTCTTTAACATGCCGCCTGCTACTTCGAAGATTCTAGCAGAATAGCGCATTTCTACATTCATACCAAGATCCATTAGATCTTCATATGCTTTTTCTGCTTTAGCAGCAAGATCGTCTAATTCCTTATCTGCTACATGCCCAAGACCGTCTACTGGGGGGAGTGCTTGAGAGATTTTATCAAACTCACGCATAGTGTGTTCAATCTCTTCTTGCTTTGCTACTACAGTAGCTTGGGCTTTTATTTCTTTTTCGACTGCTTTAACTGTTTCCTTATGCTCAGGTAGATTTAGCAGTTCTTCTAATTTTTTAGTCATATTTTACTTATTTTCTTTTCGAGCCCTGATGGAATAAATCGTTCTCATTTATGATTCGAAAATATATCCCTCTTTGTTTACACCAAGCCCTTGCTGATTCCCATTTAGCCATATTCTTTACATACTGAAATTGATTTACTTTATTCTTTCCAACTTTTTCTAATAATTGCTGGTTGCTTGGTTTGATCTCAACAACTTCTACATGTTGCTTACCGTTCTTATCACCATATACAATAAAAAAGTCAGGTACATAGATTGTTGATTTTCCTGTTGTGGGATCTCGATAAGGTATTTGTACAGCTTCGCTTGCCCATTGTGTGACTGCTGGATTTTCATCACACATTTTCATAAACACAAATTCCCAACTTGAACGATATTTTGGTAACTTTGTGCCTACATACTTTTCTGGATTTTTTGGTTCAAATTTTCCTTGAGCAAAACGTCCCATTAGGGTAATATATTTCTCTTCTCGTATTCAACGTTATTACTATTATCAACTCGATCACCTAGAATACTAATTCTTAATCGATTATAATTTAATACTTCTCTAACGATACGACTTAGTTGAAGAGCATTTAAACCTTTTAATGTATCAAGTAATGTAAAAACGTTAATTTGATCAATTTTAGCTTGAGCTAATAATACTGTAGCTATAGATTGAGATGCTGTAGTACTAAAGCCTCTACTCTCAAAAAATCCCACAGTAGCATCTAAAACTTCAACAGGAATTGATATTCCTGAACTATAATAAGTGCTAAAAAATTTCTTTGCGATATAAGCACTGTCATTTGTTCGTTGATTTGATTCATTCGGTAATGGTAAGTTTGATATAGGGGTAATAGACATGTTAATCCTTATTCGAATGGATCCTCAGGAATATCAGCTGCTTGAGGATTGTTGTTTATAAGTTCATTTACTAAAACAGCATTATTCTGTATATCATTTGTGGTAAAGTAACTCATATCTACCGCTCCGGTTGTTTCTGGTAGAACTTTTCCAGTGTTTGTGTTACTAAAAACTTGAGATTCATTAGATGATAATGTTGTTCTTGGTAATGTAGAATAGTAAGCATCTGATATAATAGGATCACTATTTCCTACTCCAGGTAATGCTGTAGAATATTGATCATTAATTGCTTGAGCTCTTGCTACTGATCCGTTATTAAATGATTCGTCAATTGGTGCTGTTACATATGGTTTATAATTAGTAGAATTTATTGATTCAGCAAGTGTAGCCGATGTTGAAAAATTATAATTCTGTAATCCGCTAGTTGTATATGGAGAAGCATTTGAATAGTTTAAAATGTTTTGTCCATACCCGTATGGTGCTCGATTGTTGCCGTAATATCCTGCTTGTCTAAAAGTAGATAACATGCCTATTGATGTATCAATGGGATTAAATGTATTATTTGAGTAAAGGCTGTATGAATCATCTATTGCGGCGCCTTGTAATACTGCTTGATTTTCTGGACCTAAAGGACTTTGTGCTTGATCATAATGTAAAGAAGCAAAACCTGTAGGATTATCTTGTGATACGGTTCCTGTAGTATAAATTACTGCGTCATATGCTAGTGACATTGTACTTTCGACAATACCATTACCTTCTGATTGATCCATTGTATCATGCTGCCATGATGTAACTTTAGGATGACATAAAAGATAACTTGTAAATTTATGTTTAGATAAAGTTAAAAGTTGTACACTTTGAAAAAATGGATTTACTGCTTTAGTATCTAAACCATATCTATATTGCCAATTATCTTTTCTATCATAAGCATGTGGTGTATATGCTGGAGGATTAACTTCAGTATAAGGTGATGCTGAATTCCATCTATCAGCAAAATAATATCCATAATACAATGCCCATAACGCATTTGTTACGCCGTTATTATCATCGTGAAATGTTAGATTAACTGGTTCATATGTAATCTTAGTATAGGTAGTAGTTTTACGATTATATTGATTTAAATTTTCTATATTTAATGTATACTTAGGAAGATCCATTCTCTTAACTAGATAGTTAAGTTCTCTTTGATTTTGTTCTTGGAAAGATGTATTTCCAACAGCGTCAGAATTTAAATTAAAAACAACATAAAAAAGCCATTTAGGCTTAGGTGATAACCTATGTGCGTCATCAACATACAGACGAGCAGCATGTTGCCAATCTCTAAAAAATATTCCTTCTGCGCTGTTACCTAAGTAACCATTTATTCCAATACCTGTAGGCATAATATTATTTAGTCAACAAAAAAGACCAGGTTTTTACGCTGGCCTTTTTGTTGTCTAGGATTGTAAAGTATATTAGAATCCGATATTTGTACCACCACCTGTTGATAGTACGCCTGCTGGACGTGGGCTAATCGGAATACCAAGACCAGCTCTATCAAACGGTGTTTGGATACAGTTATCAAACTTAATTGAAAGTGTAATTGTTACCGGAGCACTTTGATCATATGCTAATGTGTTATAGTTTGCGTTCTGAATATAGCAACCATACATTTCAGTTGTTTCTAAAACACCTGGAACGTTTACACCATTACCACCGTCAAGTATTTCGATACGTAATGAGAACTTGTAATCTATACCAGATGCTGCTGATGTTTGCTCATAGAAGTCAAATTGCTTCTGAAGCTGTTCACCAACTAGTTGCTGTACGTTTCCGCCAACATCTTCACGAATTGTAAGCGTAATCGGATCCCAAGTATGCTTACCTGCTAGATAAATGCGGCTGTTATAAACATCTAATGTAATATCATCAAATGTTACATTTGGACGAGTTACATCAATAACTTGTTTTGTTATTTCTGTTGAAGGAGTTGTTACTCCAAAGTGTGAAAAAGTGACCCTAAAGCGATATTGTAGCTTTGGCATCAATAGAGCTTGGTTTGGAGAGCTCACATCTGATGCTAGGGGAACTGTAAATCTTGATAGTGTTGCAATTGACATCCTAGACTCCTAAATCCTCTATGTATTTATACATTATTAATCCTTGGTATTCAGGGGCTTAAACTAGCCCCTGAATTTCTCCTGTGTTCTTTAATCTTAGTGGAATGTAAATGAATTCAATTGCCTTAACAGGTTCGATAGCAATATCAAGCCATAGCTCGTTACGATCGATTCTGCTTGGAGTATTGTTTGTTTCATCACATACAGTTAAGAAGTCGTAGATTGCTCTTTGACCAACTAACCCTAGCATTAAGCTATCTGCTGCTGATTTAACTTCGTCTCTTGTGATCTTATCATTTGGTTCGAAGATATATGGCTTGCAGAGCTTATCTAGCTGTCCACGTAAGTAGATAACTAGTCTTGCTACGTTAACTCTATCGAGTGCGCTATCTGCTCTAGCACGAGTCTTTTGACCGAAAATAACAAGTCCTTGTGCTGTAAGGAATGTAATTGGGTTAACTTTAGCAGCATAAAGAACATCTCTTTGTCCTTCATTAAGCGCAATACTTCTAAATTCACCTTCTCTAGCATCAACATAACCGATACTGGTAGCATTTGTAACACCACCGCGTCTAATACCTGCTGGAGCAAACCATGGATGACTTACGTTGTCACTAAGCGCAATAGTTCTTAGAACCATATGCGAAGGAGGAACAACAATGTCATTACCTAGGTTGTCTGAAGTATAACCACTTGGATAATAAACAGCACAGTACGGATCATAAGTTACGAGTCCTTCATCACCATTATCTACAGCAAGTGAAGCGTTTGTTGCCCAATTCTGTAGTGTAGTGCTATCATTAGCAAGTCTGAACGGTGAATCACCGATAACAAATGCTGTTAGTTTACGATCACTGTTTAGTGTATTCATGTTAGAAAGATTCTCAACATAACCTGGTGTAGCAATTAAGTTGAAAGTATATCTTTCAAAATCACGTATTTCTTGGTTACTATTTGTGATTGCCTTAAGTCTCTTAACAACAACCTTACGTTGTGCCTTGCGACCAAATAGACCAGCACCGTTAGCAGCATTACCGCTTTCGTTTACCCAACGGTGTGGATAATATCCGTCCATGCTTTCACCATTGTTAAAACGTTCGTTATCTAGATCATTGTCGATATAATTACGAACAAATCTCTTAACGTTAAATCCGCTACGACGTGTGTTGAATAACAACATACCACGTGGATAAAGGTCTGGATCTGGAGCATCAAAGTCTATGAAGTTACTAGTTAATAGATCTTGAATAGTTCCTTGTGAATCACTGTTAGCACCTGAAGTATTAAATCTTGCGTCAGCAAAGATAATGCCATCTTCAGTTGTTTGGTCAGTTGTGTCAACTGGTACCCATACTAGGTTAAAACCATCGTACTTATAAAGTGCTGGATAGTTTTCAATATCACCGGAATCAATCCAGAGATCACCGTGTCTTAGTGAAGTTCCATCGCTTTGTAGTGTTGGTTTTGTTGCTTGAACAATTGGACCATTTGGATCTGTTTGGAATTCTTCATTTGCTTGATAGTATGGACTTGGGTCTAAATAGTCAACAGGTCCAGAACCGGCACCTTCGTAAAGATAACCTACCCATGTACGACCATTGTGAACCATAATATCAACTTCGTCAAGTGTTGACTTGTACCATAGACGACCGTCTGCTGGTAAGCTCTGTGGTGGATCTTCACTTGCTGTATAGCTTAGTGGTTTCCAGTTAGAAGCAATATACCAAGTTGTATCACCAAAGTCTGGATCTGGATCAAATGGATCTCTATAAAGATTTGGTGTACCGGAATTTGCTGATAGATCATATGGATAAAAGCCCATAAATGCCATTGGAGTACCTGTTCCATCTCTTAAACGGAAATCGCCACCTAATTTATGAGTGATAATTAATCTGTTCTTACTATCAACACTAGCTTCAATATTAATAAATGGAGCATTATTAATAGCTTCTGAGATTACATCAGCATCGTCCATAGCGCCAGTTAATGGAAGAGTAATTGTTTGAAATGCTTGTAAAGTAGCTACAGTTGCTAATGTTTCAGCAATCTGAAGTGTATATGTTCCAGAAGCAAATGTTGAAGCAGTAATAATACCACTTGTGATTGATGTTGGATCAGGGCGAACACGACGCATAATCTTGAAATTTGCTACACGAGGAGTTGAATCTGTTCCTGAATCTTCATTGAAATTATACTGAACATATAGTGCGCCTGTTGGAATATTTCTACCACCTTGAGCACGATCTAGTCTATAAAGTGCTTCTTCATTGTTTGAATAAACAGGAGCATTAATTGGATCCCAATCGCGTGTAGTTGTATTCCATAGCTTAACTCTCCAACGAGCACCTAAGTTTACGTCAGTAGTCTTAATCCATACAGAACCTGTTGGACGTGGAGCAACGTCAATTGTAGCTCCGTCAATGAGTCCTGCTTTCCAACGTGGAACACTTGTATGTGGACTAATTTGTAATGCTGGACCGTAATATGTACCTACAGCAATACCAAGAGCACTAGCACTAGCTGTAGCTGCTACTAGTGGTGTATCTCCAGTATCAGTAAATCCTTCTGCGATAACAATAGCATTTGATGTTGTACTGTCCATTTGTGGACTATCTACAGCACCGTTACTATAAATTTCTAATTTACCGTCAACTACTGCGGCTGTAATACCACGTATGCCTGCTAAATTAATATCAGCAGCAAGAGTAGCAACTGTTGTTCCGCTTGAAAAAACTTCAGTACCGTTAATAACCATGCTTGAAGTATTAGCAATTGCTGTTGGATTAGTTTTGCCACTTGTGATAGCTGGCCAAGAAGCATGCCATTCGTTAGTACCAACTTCGACCCATGTACTTACTGAAAGGTCTGTAGCACGATTCTTATAGTATAATTTGTTTAAATTACTTACTGAAACTAAAGCATAATCACCAGCAACTCCAATCGAACCTTTTGGAGCACCACTGAGTTCATCTAGTTTAGTAGCGTCTGTAATAATTAATGGAACTCTGTTTGTAAACTTCTGTCCACCGGAAACAGTTGACGGAGAACCATTCCATTGGAAAATACCAACACGAGTATTTTGTGTATCTAACCAATATGTACCTGCTGCTGGATCAGATCCTGGTGGATCATACTGAGCAATAAGTTCCTTAAGATCGATATCAGCGCGAATAACATAAGCTGAATTTGCTATACCTAGGAAACTATAAGCAGCTTGTAGTCCGTATTCGTTGAGTTCACCACCGTGAATTGGATTTTGACTTGGATCTTTATAGAAAATCGGTGTTCCAAAAAGATCAACTAGTTCTCTTTGACTAGCTACTAATTGAATCTTATTAGCGTTTGCTGCTAATGTTCCTCTAGCAATACCTGTGCCGCTTGCGTTAACTTTGTCTTGGGCAGTTGCTAAAATGATAAGTGGGCGTGTAGACGGTTCTGGAGAGACATAAAAGCTCTCATCAATTACTTGTACCTCTACTCCTGGTGACATCAACGTCATATTGGTTCTCCTGTATTACAGACTTCAGTAATATTTAGCTGATGGTCCTTAAAAAACGAGGTTACAATACCAATAAAGG